TCGCCCGTCACCACCGTGGGCGACATATTCAGAACGGTGTTGCCAGGCACCCAGCCATCGGATTGTGAAGTGTCGAAACGGTTTTTGATAGCTCCACCCAACCAGAAGCGGGCTTCATAGAAGGTGCCACACGCCGGCCAGGAGCCCTCGGCAAATGCTCCCAGGCGCCAGGTGTTGATCTGGAAATTGTTAAGCGGTGCCAGCATGGGCGCGCTGGCGGGATCAAGTGTGATCACAGCAACGGAAGAACTGGTGACGGAAACGATCCGGCCCCAAATCCAATTGAACGCATTCGCCGCTGGCGCCCAGCCAGGCTTGAGGGTTGAGCTGACGGGCGGATTGGCCGGGGTGCCGGTTTGAGCATCGTCCAATTGGTCAAAGCACAGTGTACCAAATTGAGGAGCAGCAAACGTGGCGGGGGATACGCCCGCGGTGCCTGCATGGTTCATCGTTGTGCCCAGCAACAGTTGAGCACCCGTGCTGTCGTACGAAGCGATGCCTTCGCCTGTGTGAACGTAGGCTTGGTTGTCGAACATGACGAGCGCGCCATCGCCATACACAACCGTTGGATCGTAATCGGCTGGCGCGGACAACAGGCGCACCATGCGGCCGACGTCTGTAGGCTGGAACCCGACAAGCGCAGCCGCAGGCCCCGTGACCGCATAGCCGCTGTCAATTGCCACCCAATACTGTGCCCAACCAGTCGTTACGCCAGGTTGGACAGAAGCGCAGGGCCAAAGGCAGCGATAGGCTTGCGTGCTGATAGAGACGCAGTTGCCTGGCATATACGCTTGCTTATTCACCCAAGCTTGGAACCCCGCCGTAATGGTGAAGGTGCCCGTCGCCTGAGAGTTGCTGCCCGTAGGATCAGCCGGCGCCCAACCAGCTTGGTCGCAAATTGGTCCGGCCGGCGCAGTGGCGAGCACCTGATCTCCATTGGCCTGTGTGTTATGGCCCGTGAAGGTCCAGAAAGTGTACTGGGTAGAAGTGACATCTGCCAACAAAGGCTGCTTGACGGCCACGATAGTGCCCGGTGTTGCGCCGCCAGCATAGGTACCGTCACCCGGAACAATAGATGGGCCAGAGATCGTGCCGCCTGTCCAATTCACAACGCTAGGTGTGTTGGAACTGTCCACGACTGGATCGAGGTAGGGACCATCGAGCATGGTGAGTGGCACCAGCTCGACATCGGCCGTGGCCACCGGAAAGTCAGGACCGAGCCAGCTATAAGAGGTGTCCACTGGGGCAAAATTCGCTATGGTCAAAACCTGGGGGGGTTCTGCACCATTAAGGATAAGCGCGAAGTCCTGGTTCTGCACAATGCGGGTCTGCGCCAAGGTGCCGCCTGTATTGGGAGAGTTCACAATAGCCAGGCGGCCGACAGTGATGCCAGCCACGCCATTGAGACCAAGGGATGATCCATCCAGCGGAGCCCCCGTGAACGCGTCGTATAAAGTAAACGAGTAGCCCGACCCCGCAACTAGAACCCCGCCCACGGCAGTGATGTAAGCCGTGATCGCTGCTTCCTCGGTTGTCACGGTTCCTGAAGTGGAAGTTGTCGCGGTGATGACCGCGTGCGAAAGAGTGATTGCTGCCGAAATGTACGGCACATCATAGGCGGCGAATTGCTGCGTGAAGAAGCTGGCAACCGTTGTCCTATTTGTCATGGTGGTGAGATCAGTGCCAGCGGCCCCGGAGATGATGTTTCGCACCACAAGTCCGAGCTGGTTGACATTGGTAACCGCAGCGAGTTGAGCCATCCAATAAGCAAAGCCGGTGGGATCGACCCCAACATTTTCTGCGTGGTTGAATAGGTTCTCAAACACGGAGTTGAGGAAGGCACCCCACTGCAAAGTTGTGACCGTGGCCGGATTGGTCAGATAGGGGAAAAGCCCAAGGGTCTCCGGTTGCACGCAAAATGAAGCGGCAATCGCGTTCATCGGCATGCCACCGAGAAAAGCATTGAGCCAATACGTCATGCCGACTGGGGCTGCTGAACGTCCCAAGTAAGCGACAAATAGCTGTTCAATCTGACTGACATCGCTGGCATAGGTCACGAAGTTTGACACGGTGCCAGCAGCAGAACTTCCAAGCAAGAACAGTCGGCCGCCGCGCAACGGAAGCCCTTCAATGCCGGGAACAGTCTGGTCGAACAGGAACATAACCTCGTCCCCAGCCTGCCAGTTGTAGGCGTTGGTGGCCAGAGTAAGCAGGGCCGGATTGGAGGTCGAGATACCATCGAGCGTCGGGATACCCGTTGTGAGCAGCGGAGCATTGCCGTAAAGGAAGCCTATCCGCCCATCCTGGAGAACCAAGTCAATGGGCTGATCCTCGGTGAACTCTACCGGATATACCCTCGATTGAGAGAAGATGGCGCCGCCAAATTGGCACGGCGCGATCAGGCGGAAGCCAGGGCGCCGCACCCACGTTCCCTCCTCCAGGGGGAAACTGTTGCGACAAACATTCATTGCCGATTTGTATTCCTTCTTGTCGGCGCGGCCCTGAAAGAACGGGCTCCATTCGCCGGCTAAGAAACTGGTTTGGAGATATGAACTTCGTGCCATGACTTAAAGCCTGCACGTTATAAAGTCGTCCTCGGGAGATTGTTCGGGGCCAGCCTCGATGCCGTTCACCAGGCGGGCTTCAACGATCGCGCCACGATAGAGACCAGCGCACTTGTTCAGCTTCTCGGTGGATTGCGTCAGGCTCTCGCAGACTTCTAAAGCGATGCGTGCCGCGAAGCCTTCGCAGAACATCTGATCCATCATCGGAACCCAGGTCACGTCTGCCACGAAGCGGAAGGTAATAGGGCCGGTGTCGGGCGCGATCATATAGCGTCCCTCGATCAGCCAATCGGTGATCATGGTCGCAGAGGGCGCACCCCAGATGCTGGTCTGGCCAACATGCGGCGCCTGGTTGACCTTGCGGAGGAAGCCGTATGGCAGCGGGAACACGTTGTCGGTGCCGGATTGAATGGTCGGGCCGGCACCAACAGGATAGATCAGTTCCAGCGGAGCCAGGGTTCCGTTGACGGCTACCCAGGCACCTGGGACAGTAAGAGCGTTTTGATTGCTGTTGAGCAGAGAGATGTACGGCACAGTGCCTGCGCCAGTGACTGTGCCGGTGCCAGCGCCTACACCGGTTGCGATGAATTGGGTTCCAACGGTGTTGAAAGCAGCTCCGACAAGCGTGAAATCGCTAGTGCCAAGCGTGGCGATGGTGTATCCAACTCCAACGACCAGAGACCCGGCATTGACAGTGGCTGGGGCGATAACGACATCGCCTGCCCAGTAACTCTGACCTAATGCCCAGATGTCTGGCGTGACTTGCCCGAAATAATCTTCCCAACCGTCGTCTGTGCCGGGAGTATTTCCGACATTCCCTGCGTTGTTAGACAGGTATAGTCGGGGACCGTAAGTGTCGTCATAGGCTGTCACTGCTCCAACAGGGTAGGTCGTGGCGGGATTATAAGTCGGTGGCGTCCAGGCCATCGTGGTGAGGGTAATCGCGTAGAGCATCCGGCGCTTGATAGCGAAGTCCCAGTTATTGCGCCGTAGTTCAGCCTGCCGCAAACGGTGATAGACGAACGCGCATTCAAGCGCACTCTTGGAGTTGTCCGCAAGCGTACTGATCCGTTCGGCGCCCACATGCTGGAGGCCACGGTTCACGATGTCTTCGGGGATTGCGAAGCCAGGAACAAGGATCATAGCCAGTACCACCAATTTGCCGAGCTACCACCGCCCAGTGCATCCCACCGGGAGAACCCGGCTGGGATCGTGTAGGCGAAGGCAGTTGCTCCAAAGTTCACAGTGATGTCAGAGGCACCATTGGCGACAAAGGCTGCATAGGCCGCAGTGGTATTTGCCGTGAAGCAGCCGCTTATGTTAATGCCACCCACTCCCGTCGCTGGATTGGCAGTGCCTGAGTTATTCCAAGTGCCACCAGCGTTTCGCATCCAGATAAGTTCAGCCCCCAGATCGACAGCGACCTGCATACTGGCGCCTTGAATGACTCCGATATTTATGCCAGTATTAGAACCACTGACATAAATTACCCCGTTGAAACAAAGTGCAGCGTTCGCCGCTGCACTGCCCATCGTAGTCAAGACCGCCAAAGAATTGGCGATGCCAACTGCCGAGCCACCGCCGACCAAAGCAGTGATGACAGGATACTCAAAATAGCACTTGCCGGATGTGTAACTGTTGGTACTGCGAACACCCACCTCGCCTGACCCGCCGCCAGCAGCTTCCAAGCTGCCGTTGCTAAGGGTCATCCCGGCTGATTTGTCGGAGGCATTCCAAATGGTGGCAGTCATGAAAGCTGTCCTTTATTCGACAGCCATCGGTATCCGCGTGCATTCGAAGTAGTTGGCGGTGAACGTGGCGATGACCACTTCGTAGGAGCCGGGTGCCAAGGCAATGGACTGCTGGCCGACCGTGGCGGTGATCTGAGTGATGCGGGCGGTGTACGTCAAGCCATCCGGCCCGAGCCGTTTCACATCAACGGTGCCGCTGCCGGTGCCATTGAACTCGATCCAGTAGTAGCCGCCGCGCAGCGTGAACGGATAGGTGGCTGCAGCTTTGTTGGACAGCTTGAAGCTGTCGTTGCTATTCCAAACGCCCATGATCGAGCTCCTTAGAGGTCAGCGCCGTATATCTCGGGGAGATCACCACCAAGTTCCGGGCACGCGAACTTGTCCGCCGCGATGTGAAGGAACTCCGCGATTTCGCGCCGGGTCCAATTCTTCGTGAGGTCGATACGGATTTCGATGTCGGTGGAACCCGAAGAACTAGCGCTGGTCGTCAAGTCCTTGGGGATCAGACCGAGCGAGGTTCCGCGATTGGCACCGTAATATGCTGAAGCCATAGTTCACTCCTTGAATTGGTCCCCGAGGCTTTGAGCCTCGGGGGAGCAAGATCGCTTACTCAGCGTAGGTTAGGCGACCGAGGATGCTCGATCCGGCTTGGCCAGTCGTGGCCACAGTCGTGATACGCGCATAGAGGTCGAAGAAACCAGCCGCAGCCCACGGAACGCCTGTGCTGGACGAGAAGCCCAGGAGGTTGAGCAGTGGGGTTTGCGTGAAGGTCAGTTGGCTCGGGGCGCCCGAAACAGTCGGGGTGCCGTAGTTGGTGAGGCCAGCATAACCAGTGGTCGGGCCAGTGGTGGTGGTCGTGCCACCGCTTGAAGTGAATGTGATGTCCGTGACCAGCATCGGGTCAAGGGCAGTGGCGCGAGCCGCAACAGAACCGAACAGATCGTTCGTGCCCGCGGTGGACGGAGTCGCAACGGTGGTGCCGAGGCCCGAAACGTTCGGGACGAGGCCGCGCACGCCAGCGGGAGTTCCATCAGTGGTGCTGTCCGAGAACATGACACCAAACGACATGACCAACACGGAAGTCGTGCCAGTGATGTCCAGGGCCAGATCGGACCAGACCTCCAACTTCTTGATCTTCGCCGTAGTCGGGAAGCGCAAGAGTTTGAAAACCGAAGCGGTGGTCGTGGCAGCCAGCCCAACCGGGCAGGCATCTTCGATCATCTTGAGGCGAGCCGGGGCGCCTTCGCCCGCAGAGAGAGTGGGGGTACCAACATAACCGGTTGCCGGTACGGCATCCAGAATGGTGATGTTGACGCTTTTCGTGGTAGCCATTTGAGTAACCTTTCAAGTTCGTTCTGGCTTTCGCCATCGACGGCCTTGGGGGTTCCCAGGACCGGTAGGGCTTCCCCTACGAAGGGGGAAGTAGCCCGGCCCAGGAAAGTTCCCTGGGCCGGTAAGATTTCAACATCAAGGATTGATGTCGGCGCCAGTCGTGTCGGCGCAGTTGACTTGGAACACCTTGCCGAGCTGGGTACGGGTCGCACCGTACATCGCCTGGGTGTAGAGCTGCCAGGGCTCGCTCGACAGATCGAGGCGCTGGGAGACGTTGTTCATCAGGTCGCGCCAGATGCCGAGATAGACACCGGACTTGACGAAGGAGACGCAACCGCGGGTCACACCGACAGTGCTCTGAGGAACTCGTTCCATAACCACGATGTCGAAGCCGAGGAACCGCTTGAGGCTGCCGTCCTTGAGGACCGGCGCATCATTGTAGTCGCGGCTGACGATCTGCTGCTGCGAGAGCAGGTTGGCTTCTTGCTGCGAACCGATGATCAGCACGGCGCCCTCTTCATCGAGGTCAACGTGGAACTTGCGATACGCGCGCTTCAGCTCGATCAGCTTCGCCACCGTCAGACCAGTCGCGGCAGAGGCGCCGAAACTGTCCTGGATGATGTAGCCCATCGCAGTGTCAGTCGTGTAGTTAGTGGTGCTCGTCCCGAAAGCTTCGGAACCGAGGTTGCCGGCATCGACGCCGGTAATCGAGGCCGCAGTCGCCGCGACCAGGATGCTGTCATCATAGGCACGGCCAATCGCATTGGCGGCGTTCTGAGTGTAGCCCGACTTCGGATCGACAATGGTCTGGAGCTGGTCGAAGCCGTCGAGCAACTGGTTCACGTCGAGTTCTGACGGGAACACCCAGCGCCGAACGAACGTGGCCTGCGTGTTGTCCTTGGGAGCGAAACGCCCAGCGGGAGCCTTCGCGGTGATCGGGGCGATCTGCTGGATGGGCGAAGCCATCTTGCCAACGTGCGCGCCGGTATCGACGAAACCGCGGAGCTTCGAACCCTTTTGCTGCAAGAGCAGCTCGAGGTTGGTGCTGTACTGCGCGGTGAAGAGAGGGACTAGCCCTGCGTCATAACTTGCCATGATAGGCTCCTGAGAGGTTAAAACCACGAATTGCGATGTGGCCTTATCCTACTCAGGGGGCCGATCAAACCAGTCCGCCGCCATAGGGTTCTGACGGACTTTTTTTTGTGGATGGCACTATAGGCCAGGGGGGCCTATCGTGTCAAGTTCACTTCCCAGCGGCCAAGAGGACGGTCTGCACCGCCAGCATTTCCGCAAGTTCTTTCTTGCCACCAGCCTGGTAACGAGCAGTCCAAGCGCTGTCAGTCAGGAGTTCCTGCCTGCGTGCAGAGGCCTGTTCGCCAGACATCACGCCGGCGCCACCGGGGGCGGTATTACGAACGAAAGTGTCCTCCCCCATCTTCTGGCCGATGTTGAGAAACATCTGCATGACCTTGGTGTAACCTACGCCCTCCATCTTTTCGAGGGCATCGACTTGCTCCTTGGTGATCCCAAGGGCCTCGGCCGTCCGGCGAACCGTGAACAGGTTGGCAGCTTCGTTGGCACCCCAGTCTTTCTTCAGGGCTGTCCGTTCAAGTTCGATAGCCGCAGTCTTCTCGGCCAGAGAGGAAGCCGCAGCCGTAGCAGCATTCTTGACGACATTCTGGGCCAAGACGAGAGCCGCGTCCTGGTTCAAGTGCAACGCCGCAGCTTGAGCACGAACGAAGTCGCCTTGAGCCGGGTCAGCGAAAGTTACCTTGGAGAAGTCATAAGCCTTGGCGTCCGTGGGGGCGCCGAGCCGTTCGTAGAAAGTCTTCCAGCCCGCTTCATCGTTGGGCTCTGGAATACGCGCCACCTTATCTGGCGGATGCCCGATCAGCTTGGCGGCATTCTGGTGAGCCTTCACAGCTTCCAGGGCAGCTTCAGTCGGGGTCTTCACATCCCAACCGTGGGATTGTAGGTGGCCGATCAGCGCCGGGTCGGCGCCATCAAACCATTTTGCAGCAGGAGCAGCAGCCGCCGCAGCAGTTGTCACTGCTGGGGCAGCGGCCGTTGCAGTTGTGGAAGCATCACTCATCGTCTTCATCCTTGTGCTCTACTGTTGGTTGGAAACCAGCCCCGTTGTAGAGCGAAAAAAGTTGCTGGTCGGTCAAGTTGACGTGTTGCTGGATGCGGCGGATCATGTCCTGTCGGCCGATAAGCCGCCACGTTTGGAATTGATCGGGATCGGCTGGCCCCTGCGCGTAGCGCGAGAACTTCAGCAGATCGCCGTACATCATCTGGCCGGCCGGCGAAGTGATCGCCAGCTTATAAGCGGTCGAGCGGTCACGAAGGAAGATCATCGTGTTGTCGATGACCTTCTGCACAGTCAAGCGTGCCATTTTGTAAACCTCCTGTTACATTAAACGACCTTAGCGAAGCTTAGGCCCCGGATGCGCGCAAACGCTTCCGAGGCCTGACGATCTGCTTCCCAGGTTTCCCCGGTGACAGGGCGACGCAAAGCCTGTATTACATCCCTCCAGGTTGTGGTCCTTGTGCTGGTTGCGGGCCGCCCATGCCACCTTGGCCAGGGACTACGCCAGGCTCATTCTTGTGGACAACGGCCTGCGCCTTGATCATCGCGGCCTGCGCCGGCAGCGCTTGGATTTGCTGCTGCGCCTGCTGCGCCTTGGCGCGGTTCTGGCGCTTGGCGGCAATCTCTTGAGCTGTAGCCATCCAACTTTCCGGCACGGCTTGAATTTCCGCGATCGCGGGAATGGCCTTGTCGAAGTTGAAGGTGTCAAGAAGAGAAGGATCGCCGGTTATGTTCACCAGTTCCTTGACGCTTTCCACTGTGCGGATGAAGCCCGAGGCTTCCTGCGCCTTCATAGCACGGGAGATCGGGGACGTGTACTCGACTTCGTACTCGGCCTTCGCGTCGATCAACTCTTGAGGAACCGGAGGCAGCAAACCAAGCTGCATCATCAGGTCCAGCTCACGCTCGATCAGGGGGCCGAGGTATTCGGACTGCTGGCGGCCGATAGTCGGGGCCAGGAGGATGCCCTTCTCATTGGTACGCTCGATCACTTCGGTCGCCGTCATCTGCGGCGTCTCGGTCATGATCTGGAACAACAGCACCAAGAAGGCGTCCTTGATGATGGCTACTTCCATGTCCATCATTTTTTCGGTGATCTGAATTTGGCCCGAGGGAAGCACGCCGACGAGGGGCTTGCCATCAGGGGACATACCCCCCT